AAAAGAATACATTTCTATTATCTTGACAAACTGTTTGTCCATAAACAGCTCCTCTGTTTGGTGATATAACTGATAGTCTAAATACTACTGATCCACCAACAAAGTCCATACGAATGATTTGATTTTGTCTAAATACATATCCTATCTCACCAGATGTTATATGTACTATCTGTCCACCAGAACCTGGTAAATCTTGAAAGTCTGCTTGTTTACCTTGCCAAGTAGCAATGTCATTTATACCTGACCATTGTATTCTATTAGTATTATTAGTATGGTTTCCTGTAACAAAAAAATCTCTAATAACTCCTGATACTCTAAACACAGGTAATGTTCCTGCTGTAACTATAGAACTAAGATTAGCAAAGTTAGTTGATGTACCCATTAAATAATATTGTGGTGCATCTACTCCATTACTAGCAATTACATGATTACCAAATTGTGTAAATGTAACAAAGTCTGTATCTGTACCAGATAATCCTGATTTTCTAGATGTAAATGTACCTGATGCTAATTGATATAAATTAGAATTAGTTGCTACAAAATTAAAGATATTATTTGAGTTATCTCTAAATGATCCAGCACCTCTAGCATTTGTACTTGTTGTATTGGTGCTATAATTTACAAGAGATGGAAATCTCTTATAAGTATTAAGTGCATGATATACATTAGTAGCTACATTAGCACCTGGTTTTAAATGTTCAGGTTGATCAGGTAGCCATTCTCCAAAAGGTACTTGCATTATCTATTCCTATAAAATGATAAATCTGTTTGTACATCTGTTCTTTGTGTAACAGGTGCACCTCCATATGTATCATGTCTATCGTTATTTTCACATCTTTCTAATGCAGTAGAATACATCTGTAACCATTGTGATAGTTGTGTTTGATCTATTCCACCTAGAAAGTTTGCTGCATGATATAATGATCCATACAAATATATTGCAGGATGTTTAGCTAAGATAAAATTTGATGTATTAGAATCACTAAGCTCTGATATAGCTTTGTAGTATGATAACTTCCCAGTATAAGAAACATCAGGAGCAGGACCAAATCTGAATTTTTCAACTTCATTGTCAGCCTCGATTGTATAAGTTCTTGGTCTACCAGTTCTTGATCCACCTTTTATTTCAAACAAGTTATGTGGTGTGATATATTCTAATGGATACTTAACTGATGATGATAGTATAAAAAATGATCTTACAGCTAAAAAACCTGTAGGAACATTTACTTGTTCAGCATTAATGGTAACATCATCTTGTTGTTCCATCTGTCTGATTCTTAGTTTAGCATTGAAGTCAGCTTCTGTTAATTTAATAAAATCATCTTGTATCTCTGTCGTTAGATCAGATCTATTTAAGAAGTTTGCTATTGATGCTTTTAATTCTGAATATGTTGATAATGCCATTATAAACTGCCTTCTGCTGTTCTAAAATATCTAAACTCATTACTATTAAGTTTAGTTCTCATAATTTTTCTTTGTATTTCTTTTGGTAATGCAAACCAGTTGTTGCTACCATTGTATTCTTTTGCCCAGATCTGTAGTACTAATGGTGGTACACTAGCTACTCGTTTCATCTCTTTTTGAGATGATAACCATCCTCTGTCATGATTGTATAACTCTTTATTTCTTTTCAACAAGGGATTTACATCCTGTTGATTGTTAATAGTTAGCTTACCATCTGACTCTTGGATATACTTGGTTTTAATCCCACCATCGTATTCTACAGATCGAACTTTTCCCATTACTCTGTCAATTCAGTTACGTATAAATTAGCAGATCCTATAACTGCAACTTTTTCACCTTCAGATACTTTAAAAAAATCTTCAGATTTAGATGCTAAAAATATCTTAGCATTAGTTGCTGTAGGAGCTACACCAAACTCAATATGACAGTCAGCATCTGCTATGACTCTAACATATTCTACGTTAGCTCCGAAAGCTGATGATGCTGCTGATGAACCTGATGAAGTAACTTTTTGCGTTGTAATAGGTCTCATCGCAATGTGTGACATACTACTCCTTATCTTCTTATTACAAAAGTTACGTTAAGTTTATTAGCTCCAGTTGAACCACCATCTGTAATCATTTCGATAGTTCCACCTTCTTCTACTTGGTTTGCTGCTGTTGGTTCTGCTGAATCAATTGTACCTGCTGCTGAACCTGAATGTGCAACTGTGATTCCTCCACCAGTTACAGCAGTTCCACCGATTTCAAAAGATATAGCTGCGTTACCACCAGAGATTGCTCCCTGTAAAGCAGTTATAATTTTAATAATTTTTCCACCATCTGGTACTGCAACAAAAGTTGATGATGCTGTTGATATATCAGCGATTTCGCCATATACAAAATAGTCGTTTAATGTTCTCATTGTGTTCCTTAATTGTTCCGATCCTAACCCTATCTCAGATCTTCAATTGTTTAGAATCTGCTGGGGGAGCAGATTTATAGGTTACTCCCCCAAACAGTTATGTTTATTATGATGTAGTTAAGTCTGCTACTAAGCCTGATGCTTTTTCGTTTCTAGACTCTAAAGTCGCTTCAACTAAAAGCTGTCTTTTCTCAGAGTCACCAGTTTTTGCAAGTTCATGCATACTGAAGTCTCTTAAGAACGCTATTGCAAAGTAGTTCATGTCTAACACATATGCATCTCTATCTCTAGAGAATCTGTTAGGTACTACTTGTAGCTGACCAAAGTCAGATGCGTATACATCTACTGAAGTGTATAATGTTGCATCTGCACCTGCATCAAATCTAGTTGAATTACCAGTAAATCCTGATAATTTTTGTTTGTTGAATGGTCCTACCATAATCATAGAAGGATCACCACCTTCATTCCAAACTGATTTGATTACTGATTTTAAAGATGCTTCTGTGAAAGCTCTTTGAGTTCCATCAGTTCTTGCTGTATTACCAGCTCCACCTGATGAACCAGATGCACCAAGATCGTCATTTGTTTCGATCCATGCACCTAGAGAACCAAATTTTCTAGCAGTTGATGCATTACCTGCAACTTCTGCTTGGTTGCCAGTTACTGTAGCTTCCATGTCTCTTTTTAGTTCTTTTGCTTTCTTAGCAATTTGATATGCTAACTCAGATGCTCTACCTGCTTTGTCTACTGACTCTTGTGTTCCTGTGATTACAACTGTTTTGTCCATAATCTGAGAACTATTTGAAAGTCTAGTAGTTGCAGAAACTGCATCTAAAGTTGCTTCATCGCCTTCAATAACAGCATTGTTAGTTGCTGCTGCTGCTAAAGCATCTGTTTGCCATTCGTGAAGAACAGCAGTTGCTTTTGTTTTTGCTGCTGAACTGATGAATGGCGTATCTGTTGGTGAGATACTGTAGATTACGTCAGAAAGATCTTCTCTTTCACCGACTGAATCATACGTATCAAACGTGTTAGTTGGTTGTGCCATTGTTATTTCCTTTGTTGAGATTTAAGATTAATAATGTCAAGAATCGCAGAGGAAGCATCATTGATGTTTCCTGTCTTACGTAACTTGCCAATTTTATTTCTTATTTGCTCTCTACCAGAACTCGTTGTTGATTTTGCAACACCAGGCTTAACAACCTTTGGAGCATTAGCTACTTTCTTTTGAACGATAGGTCTTTTATCTTTCAAAGTTTGATAGCTCATTGCATCCTTAGCAACCATTAAAAATCTATGGTCTGCCATTGTACCGATCTCCTCATCATTAAATCCATATCCTCTAAGTGAGTTACGCATATTAATTTTAAATTGATCAGCTTTATTTGGATCGCTATACTCTGGTATTTTTGTTGCTGCTAACTCTTTCTGCGTTTCAAGGAACTCATTGTATTGTTTAATCTGAGCTTCTCTTGCTTTAGATTTCATATCCTCAATAGCTCTATTCTGTTGTCTTAATTGATAATCCAACTTAGCAGCTTGTGTAGGATCTTCTTCATAAAGTTTTTGAAGATCAGCACTTCCTTGTTGTTGTCTGACAGTTGCGTCAGCAGTTGCTAATAAATCATTCAACTCTTGTAGTTTCGCATCATAAGATTGACGCAAACTATTCTTTTGAGATTCAAGATCTCTCTTTTCCATCCCTAAAGAATGAGTCTTTTGTCTATAATCTGAGTCTCTAGAATATCCAGCTTTCAGTTCATCAAGGCTGACCTCTATCTCTTGACCATTTACTTTTAATCGGTGGAGACTTGGTTCCTCTAATTCTGTTTGTGTTTCTTCTGTTACCTCAGTATTTTCAGATTCCTGCTCAACTGGAGCTGCTTCAGACTTGGCTTGGCTCTCTGGAGTTTCCTGTGTCTCAGTACTTTCAGGTTCTGTTGGTTCTGCTTTAGTTTCAGTTTCTTGTTGATCTTTTGGATTCAATAGTCCTGAAATTTTTTCAGCAGCACCATCTATGTTTTGTGCTTCTGACATATCGTTCCTTTCATGGTTGACGAATTTGAAGTTGCGTTAGCTTAACTTCTTTTATTTAATTGATCTAACTCA